ACCACGATCTATAATTTCTTTTTTGGCTCTTCCAAAGGGAGCAAGGATAAGGATAATAATATAATCAAACACTAAACATAATGAACAACGATGTTAAATTCATAAAAGGGCAGGGCGGACTGGTTCGTCCGTTGGCAGGCAAAGATCATTACACCGGACTGGTGTTTTACGCTATGCCATTAACGGAAGCCCCGACAGGATGGACGTATGGAACACCTCAACAGGTGTTTAGCCTGGCCGATCTGGAAGTAAAAAATATTACAGCAACCACAGCAGCATTCAAAACGTTGCACTACCAGGTGAGCGAGTTTTTCCGTATCAACCCAGGGGCATCGCTTTGGGTGGTGTTGCAGGTGTTGACTACCGACGGCGAAGAGCCGCCTGTAACGCTGGCGCCCGACTATGCCGAAGTAACGGCGCTGCTACAAACACAGCCTGACATCAGGCAAGTAGGTGTGCAGTTAAATATGGAGTTCGGTCCGGGCATGGTAACAGCCCTTCAGGCTATTGCCGCAGAGGCTGAACTGGCACATAAGCCTGTTCATTTATTCCTGCAGCCCAAATGGGGAACCATCGACATCAGTACATTGACCGACCTGCGCACGTTAACAGCGCCCAAGGTGAGCGTGTGCATTGCCGAAGATACCACCACACTTACCGAAACACTACGCACGGCAGGTTACAACCCCGGATGTCTGGGAACAATACTTGGTCTGGTGAGTAAGGCACAGGTTAACGAGTGCATCGGGTGGGTAGGAAAATTCGACATCAGTGGCGCCGCCGGTATCTGGGACATCCCTGCACTGGGCGACGGGGTGAAAATAAAAACCCTTACCGACACACAGATTGACACACTGAACTCAAAAGGCTATTTAGTGGCCGTGAAGCGTGTGGGATTGAGCGGGACATGGTTCTACGACTCGCCCACATGCGTAACCGAAACAAGCGACTACGCTTACATCGAAAACAACCGCACTATCGACAAGGCCATCCGCGGCATGTACACCTACCTGCTGCCTGAAATCAACAGTCCGGTGATGGTAAGCGCCGACGGTAAACTTACTCCTGATTATGTGAAATACTTAGAGAGTGTGGCAGGACGTGCACTTACCGAAATGGAGCGCAACGCCGAGCTGAGCGCCTGGAAGGTGATGATTGACCCGGACCAGAACGTACTGAGCACCTCCAAACTTATGGTAAGCGTGGTATTAGTTCCGGTGGGGGTGAGCAGGGTGATTGAAGTAACCATCGGATTTGGATTGAGTGTATAATCATAAAAAAAACAAATAAATGACACCACTAATCAACGGATATAACTACAGTTGGGGCAATGTTACGGTAAACATCGCCAGGGTTCCCGTAGTGGGGATCACTTCGGTCAACTACGCTGAGGAGCAGGAAATGGAAGATCAGTATGGAGCAGGTAACTATCCTGTTAGCCGGGGTTACGGACGGATAAAAGCCACGGGCGACATCACCCTGCATAGCAACGAGGTGGAAGCCTTACAGGCAGCAGCGCCAGGCGGCAGATTGCAGGCAATTGCTCCTTTCGATATTAATGTTACCTTCATTGATGCTACCGGCGCACTGAAAACACACCGGCTGCACAACTGCCAGTTTAAGAACAATGCCCGCAATATGAACGAAGGCGACCTGAAATTTGACGTTAAACTCGATTTGATCATTTCACATATAAACTGGATGGCATAATGGATGAAAAGAAAAATAAAAATACAGCTATTGTACCTTACGATAAGATGAGCGATGAGGACAAGGCAAAAGTTGAGGAGCTGAAAATTAAACATGGCATCAGCAAGGTTTGGGTGGTGGCTGTACAAGTTGGCGAAACTGATGAAGTTGTAACGGGCTATTTTCGCCGTCCCACGACTAACATGATGGACATTGGATCGATAATGAGGGAGACCAAACCTAATTCGGCCAAAAAGTTTATAATTAAAAGCTGCTTCCTTGATGGCGATCAACGCATTGTTGACGATGAGTGGACACTCGACAATGCAACTACCATTACCGATGAAATCATATCCATTTACCAGGCTGTAATAAAAAAAAATTAAAAGAAAGTACTGTCGATCCAAATGAAGGAAAACAAGAAGTAAGGAAGATAAACGCTTTGTTGCGTCTTTACTTTAAAATTGACCCGGCACAGCTCAACGAAGATGAATGGGCTGCCAGATGGAACGAGTTGAAATGGTTGTTGAAAAATGGTCATCCAAAAGTTATAATAGAAAATGTCTGAAAAGTTAAAATATGAAATTATACTCCAGGATGGTTTTACCCCTAAGCTGATGAAGGCAGAGAGGTCGGCAGATAACTTTGCCGACCATACCGTGCACGACTTTAAACGTGTGGGGCGCTCTGCAAAAGAAACTGCTACCGATGTGGGTAGTATTGAAAACAGAATGGGTGCGCTTGGCAAAACTATGATGAAAAAAGTGGGTGGCTTGGCTGCCGGCTTTTTTGCTATTGACGGGTTGCGCCGTTTTGGCCAGGCTGCTATGGATACCTCGGTAAAATATCAACGGATGCAGGCCGTTCTGGAAAACACCTTTGGAAACCGTGGCAAAGCACAGCAGGCTTTTACCAACATCACGGCCTTTGCCAGCAAAACTCCATTCCAGGTTGACGAACTTACCGACAGTTTTGTAAAACTCACTAACCAGGGCTTTAGCCCAACCATGAGCCAAATGACCAACCTTGGCGACCTGGCATCGTCAACCGGAAAGGGCTTCGACCAGTTAACCGAGGCCATCATAGATGCCCAGACCGGAGAGTTTGAGCGGCTTAAAGAATTTGGTATCCGTGCCAGTAAAGAGGGCAACAAAGTTACCTTTATGTTTAAAGGCCAGGCCAAAACCGTAAACTTTACCGGCGAGGCCATCCGCGAATATATATTGAGCCTCGGCAAGCTACAGGGCGTAGAGGGTGCAATGGCCAAAATAAGCAAAACTACCGGCGGAGCAATCAGCAACCTGAAAGACAACTGGGATCAACTGCTCAAAGTAATTGGCGAACGCGGTAAAGGCGTATTTAATTCGGCAATAAAAGGAATGTCCGGTTTGATCAATAAGGCAAAGGATATGGTGAGTATCCCACTATCACGCACACTCGAAGATGAGCGGCAGAAGGTGAATGCCCTGGCTATGGAACTGAGCAATACCCTTACCCCATACGAACGGCGAAAGCAAATACTTGCCGAACTGCGCGAGATAAACGGTGATATTGTTAAAGGCTTAGATGCCGAACGAATAAGCCTGGGAAAACTTACCACCAACCTTGAGGAATACAACCGACAGGCCATCCACCGAATAGCCATCGAAAAACAAAAAGATGTGCTGAATAAGCTTAACGAAGAAGCCGCTCTGGCACAAACCCTGGAATGGGAGGCACAACGAAAAATGGAGACTGAGTTTACGGCCATCATAGACAGGATACGTACTAATCCAAAACTGAAAAAGGCGGAAAAGGAAACCCAGATCACTGCCTTGTACGATCCCACGATTCGCGAAAGCATTGGAGGATATATAGCAAAGAATTATGAAGGTGGAGCATCTTCGACCATGCAGGTGATGCGGGCACTTGAAAAAGGCGGCTACGACAGCCGTTTTTTTAAAGACAACCTGGCAGGCATAAAGGATGCCATGAACACGCTGTACGAATCGCGCCGTGCGGCAGACGCAGAACAGGAGATTGCCAGAAAGTTCCAGGCCGGCATAACACACATGGAAAGAATGTTTGGATTGTTCAGCCCTTCGGGCAAGGGCACAGGCGGAACAGGCGGAACAGGCGGAACAGGTGGAACAGGTGGAACAGGCGGAACAGGCGGCGGCATCAAAAGCGGCATTGACAGCATTACCGGCGATGTACGCACAGCAAAAAATATTATCATCAATCTGGATTCCCTTATCGCCGAAAACAACAACTATTTCGACAATACCCGCGAGGCTGACGCAACCGGGTTTATGGATAAACTAAAAATGGCATTAACGGCAGTGCTTAACGACGCAAATTATGCAATATAGCTTCGACATAAACGGTGTACTGATGTCCAGGCGGATTACCTTTCCGTTTCCGGATCAGATGAGTATTGAAGCCGGAATAGTGAACACCGCCAAAGCTACACTGTATAACAGCATCATGAAACAGATTGAGATTTACAACCGGATGAACGAGGAGGGATTGAACGAGTGGCCGGTGAGTATGCTGGGAACGCCTGTATTTAACGATGTAACGCTGACAGCCGAAAGCGACAGCACGCTGAGCATAAAACTATCAACTACGCTGATGGTGATTGACCAGAAAAAGATCATCGGGCGCACACACGTAACCGGGCGCAACGGGACGGTTAAAGAGTTCTACAGCATGGACGATTACGAGATTAGCATTATGGGCAGCATTGCCGACAAAAACGCAACCCGCTACCCCGAAGACCAGGTGAAAACACTGATAAAGCTGGCTGAGTTGAACGAAAGCTTAAAGATCAGCAGCCCGTTTACCGATATGTTCAATGTCTTTTCGGCTGTGATTCACACTTACAAGTTCGACCAGAAGCCTGGTTATCAAAATATACAGTTCTTTGATTTAAAATTGTACAGCGACACGCCGGTAGAGTTGGAAAAGGTTAATTGATTCCGGGATAATCAGGATCAATCTGAACGGTGAAATCTTCGCCGCCGGTAACCACCTGGACCGTAAAATCCTCGCTATTATCAACAACTTGCCACTCGCCGCATTTGCGGGGGGTAAACTGCACGAACTTAACCCGAAGGTCGGGCGACTGGTGCTCGACAAACCGGATACGGACGTCGCCCGAATATTTAACAAACTTTACCCTGCCAAACATCTGGGTATCGTTACAACGGCAGTCGCTGGTGATCTGATCGCCTCCGGCAGCAAGTAAAAAAGCAACAGACAAAATGAGTAATAATTTCATAACTTTAAATTTTAAGCAAAAGTAAACATGTTTCGCATTACGCACAACATACAGTCAGGCAATTACCGGTTTCCACAAGTTAACGGTATTGTGGTGGAGCGCTCGATGGAAAACCTCACGAGCACCTGCACCATTACCTTGCCGCGAAACGTGAAATACCAAGGCAATGAAGTATCGAAGCTCATAAAAAAAGGCGATCCTGTGATCGTTGAAGCCGGTTACGACGACCAGAACAACCTGCTATTTTCGGGTTACGTGAGGCAAATCGTTACCGGAACACCTTTAAGGATCGAATGTGAGGACGAGATGTACAGGCTCAAACAGATCACTGTGTCAACAGAGCATTTTCCCTCATTACAACTATCGGCGCTATTGAGTAAATACCTGCCCGCCGACATCAGCAACCAGACGCAGGATGTTAGCCTGGGCGAGTTTCGCATCAGCAACAATCCCAACCTGGCCAAAGTACTCGACTACATTAAAGAAAACTATGGGCTTCGGTTCTTTTTTAAGGATAAAACCCTGTACGGTGTTTTGCCCTCGGCCGCCCTATCGCAGCAAGGGAAAACGGTGAATTTGGATTTCAAACAAAACATAAAAGAGGACAGGATCACCTATCTCGAAGACGATGAGGTGAAAATTATCGTAAAAGTAAAAACCGTGTTGCCGAATAATCAGAAACTGGAGGTACAGGAACCCGAAAAAGCTACCGACGGACAGGTTCACACCTTCCTGGCATTGGATAAGAAAACCGAAAAGGAGCTGCGCGATTATGCCAAAAACCTTTTGGTAACATTCAAACCCGGCAACCTGACAGGCAATGTAAAAACATGGGGAGAGCCATTTGTTGAACCCGGCGACTTTGTTAAACTCATAGATGCCGACAACAGCGAACGCAACAATAAATTATGCCAGGTGCAAAAGGTTGTTTACAGCCTGATGCAACCACATTTAACACAGGAAATAATTATCGGGAGGAACTAATGGAAATTAAAGAATCTTTAAAAAACATAATCGGAACGCCCCGCCTGCCTGCATTAGTGTGCAAGGTGGATACTGTTGATGCCGATAACCTGACCTGCGATCTGACGCCAGCCGACGGCAGCGCACCCATAAAAGGAGCACTGCTCACACCATTAGCCGGAAGCGGCGCAATGGTGGCCGTGCCAAAGTCCGGAAGCTGGGCACTGGCAGTAATGCTGAGCGATAACAAAGCTGCGGTAGTGATGGTTGACAGGGCTGAAAACTTTATTATCAAAAACAACAGCCTTAACTTTAAAGACCTGCTTCTCGATTTTGCAGCAATCATTAAAGCATTAACGGTTTCAACACCGGCAGGGCCATCAGGAACACCATTGCCCCCTACATTGCAGGCAACGGAAAAATTTGAAAATGATTTAAAAACACTTTTTAAATAATATTGAAATGCTTGTTAAAGAAACATTAAAAGCAGAGCTGGTTCAATTGCAAAAAGACATGCTCGAAGAAACCGACCAGGCGGCAGCACAGGCAAATTATGCCGAAAAGCTGGCCGCTGCAATTGATAACTACATTAAATCAGCTACGGTAACGGTAAACTTCCCCATTCCGGTAACAGTAGTTCCGGCAACGGGTGTTGGAGGTACTACCGCAACAGGAACAGGAACAATTTCATAATGACAAGACATGACAGACCGAACTGACATACTACTGAATGAAAATAACGACCTGGTGATTGCCGGGGGTGATCTGGCCGTGGGACTGAGCGACGAACAGCACATACAGCACATCCTGCAGGCAGCACCGGGGCACTACAAACAATGGCCGCTACTGGGAGCTAACATTGTGGCATTTGTGGGTGGACGCAGCGACGACCTGAAACGTGAGGTAAGGTTGCAGCTCCTGAGCGACGGTTACCAGGTAAAGCGCCTTGCAATGAACAATAACAACCTGACTGTGGAGATATGAATAAAATAGTAACCATACGCGACGCACAAAGCTACTTCGACCTTTCGCTGCAGCTCACCGGCAGCATCGAAGGGGTGTTTGATGTAGCCGGACAAATACCGGTGAGCACCGAGCCACAGCCTGGCACGATGATCAACACCGGCAGCATTACTGTGATTGAGCAGGTAACATTGAATTATTACAACACCCGCAGGATAATACCGGCCACAGGACTGGCCATGACGCAATCCGGCATCCCCGAGGGCATCGGATACTGGTGTGTGGAAGAAGATTTTGTGGTGAACTGATCAATTTTCAATTACGAATTACGAATTACGAAACACCGAACACGAAACACTGAACACTGAACACTAAACACGGAACACTGAACACTGAACACTAAACACGAAACACTGAACACCGAACACGAAACACGAAACACTGAACACTGAACACTGAACACCGAACACTGAACACGAACCACTGAACACGAAACACGAAACACTGAACACGGAACACGAAACATTAAACAATGGCAGAACAAACAAGAACGATATTAAAAAGCTGGTTTGAAAC